GCTCCGCCGGACAGCGAGGCGGCTCCGCCGGCGGCATTACCGCTCGCCGGAACACCGCCATAGACGCTGACGGCGCCGCCCGCGCCGCCCGCGCCGCCCGCGCCGCCGCCCAAAGAGGCGGCTCCGCCGGCGTTCGCACCGTTGCCTGCGCCGCCGATCAAGGATACTGCCCCGCCAAGGCCGGAATCTCCGTCGCCGCCGGCAATCGCCACCGCGCCGCCGTTTCCGGTCGACCCGGCCATGCCGGTGATTCCGAGCGACGAGTCCGAGCCGGTAATCGCCGTGGTGGTCAACGGATCGTCGGCGACGCTGGTCGCCGTGCGCTTGATGGAATGCACGCGGACGCGGACATACTCCGCTGAAGCGGTCGCGGCCGTATAAGTTTCATCGCCGTAATCGCTGGGCAAGGCCACTCCCAAAAGATTTCCCGTGGACGAATCGGCGGCCCCGCTGTTTCCGTCCACCGATGTACCGGCCGAATTCCAGAAAACGGTGTCGCCGGCGACAAAAGTATCGGACGTTTTGGGCACGTCCCAAACGCCTTCAGCGACCAGGCTTCCTTTTGCTCCCGCCGCGATTGCAACAGGTGCAATCATGGGAACCGTGCCAACGTTCACCACTTCACCGGCTTGCACCGCCCCGGACGGAGTATAGTCGATGATTTTTCCATCTTGCACGTATTTTGCTGGTGTTTGTGACATTGCTTTGTCCTTTTCAAAAGATGGTTTTCGTTCCGTTAAAAAATCGCGGGGTGTTCATCAACACCTCGCTAAATGGTTAATCTCATGCAACCCCAGTCGATTTGACGGAGCCGCGCCATTCCTTCTGCGCGACCCCGAAGTCGAAGTAGCCGCGGAACTGCACGCCAAGCGTATTGAAGTCCGCGTCGGCGGATTCGATGGTCGGCGACTGCACGCCGTCAAGAAAACAGACTTCCATCGGGGCCATCGCTCCGCCGCCAATCGGCAACAAATACCACGCGGTGGTGCTCGTGATGTATGCCGATTCAACCGGACGGAACTGGTTGAAATAAATGTTGCTGGTCGGCGTTTTGGTCGAGGCGCTGGTGTCGCGGATTTCTTGCGACACATACCACTTCCGCGCCGTCGGATTCAACGTGGGACCAGTCAGCAACATATGTTGCAGGCCGAGACCCAGCGGATGTCCGTTGGAATCCTTTTGTGCTTTCAAGAGGACGTTTGCGGCGGCGAGGCCGCTCTCGCCAAGAGCCGTCGTCAACAGGTTGGCATGTCCTCCCGACGCCACGGCGGTTGCGTTGAAAAACACGGCGTCATCAAGGAATGTATCCCAGAAAACGGAATTGAGTTTTTTTCCGCAACCGACGCCGATCCGCTCGCGGATGCTGTCGAACGCGCCCAGGTCGTCGTTAATGATGTCCTGCCGCGTCAAGGCGAACATTTTCGCGTAGGTTTTCGCTTGATTGGTGAAGCTCTCTTGGCTGATAGAGCCGTGATGGATTTCACCGGCCGGACCGACTTCCTCGAACACCATATCGTCGAGCATCCGGTAGCTGGTGATCGCCTTGAAGTCATTCACCGGGCGAATGGACGCAATATTCCGCCAGACTTGCTCAACGAAATTGAAGCCTTCCAAGAGGAACTTGTTTCCCACGGTGGAAAGCATGGTGGTCAAGGAATGCGTCGATGGGGATGATGCTCGAATGAAAGCGCTCTTCATTACTTCATCGTAATTGCCGCGATGAATACGACGCGCGCCGCTATAACCGTTTTCATGGGCCGCCGCGAGGATCAGACCTTGTAGGCTCGCGCCCTCTCGCCGCTGATAGAGCGAGGCGGCTTCGAGCACTTCGGGCTTGAATTGCTTCTCGACTCCCCTGAGTCCGCCCGCCATGCACATCGCGGCCTCGATCACCGACGGCTGCAGGTCGCGGGTGCTGCAGTGAATCGACGGAGCCTTCGGCCGCTCGGCGCGAATCAACTCCACCTCGGCCTCGGCCTGGGCCTTGATCAGCGAAATTTCAAGCCATTCGACCGGCTTCTCGCCATTGAGGGCCTCGGCCTTCAGTTCAGCCGCTTTCTGCGCGGCCTTGGCTTGTATCTCGGCCAACTTGCCATCCTCGATCTTGCCCTTGTAGCTGGCTACCTTGGCCTCGATATTGGCGACGTACTTTTGATGGACCAGCAAACATCCCGAAAGGTTGAACTTCGGGGCCTCGATGATCGGCGAGGCCGCCCCTTCGATATTGGAATTAGAAGGCGCTGCCTTGATTTCGGCGTCATACTTGGTTTGCAACGCCGCTTTCTGTGCATCAGTCAGATTGCCGTGATTGAATCCGAGGGCCTCAATCCATTTAGAAAATTCCATGTTTATCTCCTTTGTTAAAACTGCGGCGCTTGCCGCGACCTTTGCGGATGTCTTGCTGTCGGCGGCCATTGCCACGAATGACACTTCGCCGAGAGTGGATTTGCGGGCCACATACAGAGGCCCCTTGAACGTTTTGCCGTTGACGGTGGTTGTCGCGTTATCGGCGACGAATTCCATTTTGTCCGGCCGCGCGCCGACGGAAGCCTTCCAAGGAAACCCCAGTTTCGACGAGGCAATCACTTGAGCCGCCTCCGGGCCGGCTCCCGAAACGACACCGGAAAGTTTTAGGGATAAAACCCCAACGTCTACCTCGTCCGCATGACCGACGATTTGCGCAGGATCGTGGTCAAGCAGGATTGGAAGCGGTGCTTGAGCCGAAAGACCGGCCAAGTCAAGAATCACCGGGCAGTCGTAATAACCGACGCGCATCGGGCTGCCGGTATAGGCGGTCATGGTGAATCGCTTCGGCTTGTCGCCTTCTCCGGCGTCGGCGGCTTGAATCCATTCCACATTACTGGAATCGAAATGGATCATGCTTTCGGCGGCGGCCGCTCGAATCATCTTTGCGCGTTTGCGCCGTTGGCTTTGTTTACTCATGCGAGTACTCCCAAAATGCGGTTATGGCCCTTGCCGTTGGCTCTGGCATTGGCGGGCGTGGTCGGCGGCTCATCCGGCTTTTCGCCGGGCGACGGTCCGCCGCCTGATTTTTGGAAATTGGCCTCGAAAAGTTTGGCCTTGATTTGCTCGACGGTGACGCCGTAGTCGCGCGCAAGCGCCGCCAAGCGGTCCTCGTAATCAACGCCGTCTTCGTCGGCGAACTCGCTCGGCGCCGCGTCGCCGCATGACAGCCGCGTCCTGCGCGCGTCGGCGATCTTCGTCGGATCGCTGTGCAGCTTGCCCATCCAGCCCCATGAATGATCGGGGATGCTTCCGGTATCAACCCAACCGTAAACGCGCACCGCCTCCTCGAACCAGAGCGCAAAAACTTTATCTAGCACCGCTTGTTCGCAATCCTGCCGCTCCACGTCGATGGAAACGAAGTAGGTTTGATGATCCAGCTGGCCGCCGCTATAGCTGTAATCCGACGAATCACAGGCCGCGATGTTGTAGGGCATGTTCAGCGGCCGGGCCTCTTCGCAAACCGTCGTCCGCGTGAAACCGTCATAAGTCGTGGACGGTTGCTCGGCCTTCATCTGTGATGCTTTTGCCCCGCCGGGCAAAATCGTCATCGTCCGCTTGCGAATGGGGAGCGAAACAAATGGATCGGCCGTGTCGGCCCCATCCATCGGAACGCCCATTTCAACCATCGCGGCGATGTCGGCCGCCGTCTCCGCCGCCGCGACGACCGCCTCCCGATACCGCCGGCCCGTGGCAAAAAGATTTAGCGTCGGCGTCAATTCCGGCACGCCGCGATGCTGTCCGGGCCTTTCATCACCGCCGAACCAATGGCAAACGAATTTGGCGGGAAATGTGTCATATTCGCTTTTGCCGAAAAATCCGCCCCACCAACTGGCGCCCGGATGACGGCGAAGAATATCGTAAGAAATGGGATTATTGAATTCATCGAACCGAATCCCGTCAACGTAATTCTCGTCGTCGCTCTTCATTGAGGGCGCCGAGACCTGATCACATTCGATCAAGCGAATTTCCAGTTTCACGGGGTCCGGGCAATTCGGATTGGCGATAATCAAACAAAACGCTTCCCCGTCGCCGACCTTCGCGCGGCACATGGTACGAATCTTCTTTGCGAATCCCACTGCTTTCGCCCACCGTTTCCAAGCGGCCTCGACCATCGAATTGAATCCCGGCGAGCCGGTCAACATTCGCAATTTCGGGCCTGTGCCGACGATGTAATTGCCTTGAGTGCGAATGATTCCGCTGGCATGTCCGTTGTTCATGCGCTCGTAGCGTGATCGTTTGCGGAGCTTTATTCGCACGGCCAGTGAATTGGCGGCGTCGGCATCGAGTGCGTCGGCCGCCGACCAAATGTTTTTTGTCTCATTGGAATCGTCGGCCGCCGCGTCATAGCGGGCGCGAATCGGGCGATCAGACGGCACCGCTAGTGAACGTGGAATAGAGGACGCGGCCTCGAAACACCCGGCGACAATTTGAGTGAAAAGCGCCATCAGCCGCATCCTCCCGGAACGAGGGCGCGGAACGTCAAGCCGCAATGATTTTTCGCTGCCGCCGCCTTCTTGGTAAGATATTCGTCGGCCTTGATTCGCTCTTCGACGGACATTGCATCCACGCTGGTTCCATCAACGGCAACATGCTGCACGCCGGTAATTGCGTCTTTCTCGATTCGATCCGCGATGGTTTCGGCCATATGTCGGTTAGGTTTTACGTGGCGGCGGAGGCGGCATGGGAACTGCCGTTGACTTCGGTCGCGGCGGCGGCGTTGGAAACTTCGATCCCATAGTGGCGGGTCCAGGAGTTGCACCTGGCGGGCGCGGTTTATGAGACCTCGCCGGGCACTTGGCCCCCCCGCGTCATCCGACGAGCGCAATAAAAAAAGGGCCATGCGAGTATGCGGCCCCGCATGGCCCTTGTTTTTGCGCTGGTTTCGCCGCCGGTGATCAGCCGGCCGCGTCGTCGGAATCTACGTCTTCCACGATAAGAGGTGACGCGATATGTGCAAGAGTGATTTTGCAGAAACTGCTAAATCTAGCAATTATCATCGTCTGGAATCGGCTGTGGGACGATTTCGTTGCGGGCGTAGCCGCACTGAAAGCATTGCCGCAGCCGCCGCTTGACTCCGTTCACCAAATGATAAGTGTTTGTGGTGTAAAAGCGGGGATGTCCGCAATGGGGGCATATTGTCAGCTTGCCGCCGATTTCGGAGGCGGCCTGCATTTTTTCGGAGGTGATGTGTCGAGGCGTCATTTGTTGCGGATTGGATTATCTGTTGATCATCGCCAGCATTTCGGCGGCGGTAAGCCGTTTCTTTCGCGCCGGTTTCTCTTGCCCCGGAATTTGGCAGCCGAGCATCGAGGCTGCAGTTGCGCAGCCGCAGAGGCAATCCCAATAGTGATTGTCATTATGCGGCATTAGCCATTCCCAAACGTCTTTTGTTCGGATCTGACCGATGCCCCGCTTGGCCGTCATTTCCACGGGAGCCTCGGCCACGCAATGATCAGCGAACAAAGCATGTTCACGCGGATCGAGTCCGAACAGATCAAGTCCGCCCGGAGTGCCCAATGGCAGGGCCAGCCGGGCCGCGACAAATGATTTCATCGTATTGGTGTCAATAGTTACCCAACGATCCCCGCCTTTTGGCGGAGCGATCCGCCATCCGAAACCATGCCGCGTGCCGGGTTCCGGTTTGTACTCCGAAAAATCCTTTTGGGCGGGGCCGATACCATAACCCTGGGCCGCCATCAACCGCGTGCCGGCTTGAGGATGCCGCCGACAAAATTGCTTGATAAGCTGGTTTTTCTCGCCCCAATGCGCATCGATCAATAGTTGTCCGATGTGCATTTCTGCCATGTCCTCCCGCACGAACATGGCCCCCAGCAAATTGTTCGTAAGCGCAGTCAAGCCGGCTAATATCCAAGCATCCTCAGAAGCTCCAGGCAGCATGTCAGCCATTGCCACGGGGGCCGACTGTTGGGCAAAATAACTCAACGGTTGACGCGGATATGTTCCATAGTCGATCACGCTGCCGGTAAAATCTTTCGACCACGCGGTCACGACATAATACAACAGCCGCGAATGCACATCGATATAAGCCGTGACAAACTCGCCCATCTTCGGAACCCGCCCGCGGGCAAGCTGGTTTGTTTTCGACGCCACCCAGGCGGCCGTCAATTTCTGCGATAACGCCCGCTCGTCGAGCGGTTCATTCTGATATTCCGATGCGAAGACCTCCGGGCCGTCGTCAATCAAGATATTGTAGGCATGTTGAATCGCAGAAAGTTCCGTCGGCCTAGTATAGCGCTCCGCCCACGATACGACGCAACCATTATCCGCCTCTGTTCGGCGGGAACTGTAAAGAGCTGTTGCCTCGCGCTCGGCACGTTCCTTATCGCCGAGAATCGAGCGGTTGAAACTTCGCCGGACAGAGGCATAATCCTTCAGCCAGAAAGTATCATGGGCCGTTGACCAACTCTTCACAAACTTAATCCGCTCGCCTTGCCATGCTTTATCTGCAAGCAACGCCTCTATCATGTCGTTTTTTGCGATGACAGTTCCATTGACGACTACGGCTAACGTTTTGTCGTGACTAGCGGCGTGCAGCCAGGCCCGACTTAGTATGCGGAGGTTTTTTTTAACCTGCGGCTGGCTGTATGCGGATTCATCGTCTTGCGGGTCGTCAATCAATATTAGATCGGGACGGGCTTTAACTCCGCTTTCCGCGGGAAGCCTAAGACCGCGAGGATGCGTGAATGGCCGAGCGACGATAATCGCCCCCGATGCGGATGACTTCGGTATTTGCGGAAGCATTATATTTTCCGCCGTCCATATCATCTTGGTCCGTATGCCACGGTACGTTTGACTCGTGCATCGCTGAGTTTTGCCTTCCAAACACCGGATCGGATAACATACCTCCGGAAAATCTTCTAACAATAAATCATTGTTCTCAAGTTCAGCCTTGATACTGGATATATTCGCGGCAGAGGCGGTAGCACTTATACCTGCTACTGCGCCGAACTTTTTGTGGCCGTAAACCGCCGCCCATATCAAAGCATTCTCCGTGATGGTCGTTTTGGCGAACTCACGATAGACCGCATTGACCCGGCGCCCGCCGTTTAGGATGCAGTCCTGAATCGAGGAGATGACGTGGCGGTGATCTTCCGAGAACGGGCGGAGGCCCGTCGAGTGTGGAAAGTAGGTGGTGAGAAACGCAAACAGGTTTCGCCGGCACCGGCCCTTGCGTCGCGGATTTTTTACGGGCGGGATGTCGCCGATGTCCGAGACTGCCGCATATTGCTCGCGTGATTTGCGAGCCATCAAGTTATTGTGCGCTAAGGCTTTGTGGGCCTCTATTGACTTTGCACTAAACTTCTCGGTCCGCATCCGTTTGGACTTTATCCCATGTCTGGCGGCTTTTTTGTCCATAAAAAAACGGCAATCCAGTGGTTCCGGCACCGGACTGCCGTGTAATGCCTCTTCCCTTTGGTTGGCCGACCGCCGGGCAGGCTGTTCAGATTGTTATTTTTTCAATGATGGTTCCAACTTCCTTCGCCGTCAGGTCCAATACCAGCACCGGAGTTAAATTAAGTAAAGGGAGTTACACACGAAAACTTCGCCCAACTCCGTCCGTTGCGTTTCATTGTTTAACAGAACCTAAGACCGGGGGGGTGGTAACATGTTGTATCATCATGTCGCCAGCACCTTGAACCGCTCAATGATCAACTGCCCGCTCAATGGCGTGATCATATACTCGACCAAATAATCCGTGCCCGCCGCCGCGAAGGCCGTGTATGTGCTTACATCTGGGATATGACGAAAATTGTAATCGCTCGCCCATTCATCCGATTGAACCGTGTCAAATAGAACATCGGCGACGTTTAGAGATTCGCCGTCATGTCCCTCGACAACCGTGCGTGTTGGCGGATTGTCATCGGACAAAGCGTAAATTGAATAGCTTATTGATGCGACTTCAGCGGGGGTCAGATCATCGCCATTCCAATCGAGGATGCGACGATAGAGGCCGACCGTGCCGCCTTGCGGACAAATATAATATCCGTCAGATCTTGAACGCACGGCGGAAGGCCCAAGTCCGATTGACGAACCCGTGAGTGTGCGAGATGAAGCGGCCCACACGGCATTGGCAATTTCCTCGATTTCATTGGCAAGCAATGCGCCGTCGGTACCGCGCATCGGCTCGCCATCCAGGCCGGCCACATCGGCGGCGATTTGATAAATGGTCTCGAAAATATCTCCCTGCACGGGAGTCTCTACGTCCAATAATTTTCCCAACACCGCCGCGTCGCGGCCCGCTTGGCTCTCGGCGGGCAATGCCGTACCCTTTACAGCTTCCAAAGATGCCTCGATATGCCCGTCCGCCAGCACGTCCGCCATCCGACGCGGCACGACGGTTACGTCAACGTCCGTATCGTTGGAATTGTTGGACGCCAGCA